ATTCATATTTAAGTCTGTCTGTGTATTCTTTGTTGTTGTCCGGAAGTAAACCGTTTTGTATTTTTTCAACCCATTTTACTTTTAACTTTGACATAAATTCAGATTCGCTTAATGACTTGTCCTCATGATACTTTGGAAAATTATCTGGATATTTAGGCATTTCTATTTTTACCTTGTCATTTATTTCGAAAGTAGAATCAATTGATAATTCAAGGAATTTTTTATCCATACCATATTTTTCTGCCTCTGCATAAATCTCATCTATTTGTTTTATGTATAATGAATGTACAGTATAAAACCAGTCCTGTGGTGTATATGATTTAACAGTTTCACGTTGACGTATTACATAAAGTAGATATTGTATATACCAATCATCTTTATTTGCATAGTGATAGTCAAGTGCAAATACAGGCTTGATTCCTGTTTTTTCATAAACCTTTTTATAGAAATTATTACACTTCATTTGAATGTCCAAATTGTTTAACTGAACCTCCAAATAAAAATCATCACCAAACTTATCTCGATATTTTTTAATTAACTCTAATGCCTCGACCTCTTTACCTGCCAAAACAAGCTGATTCCATTTTGACTGTAAACAACCTGTTGTAATTATGTTGTTTTCATTAAGTCCATTATACACTCTTTCCATACTTGAAAGAGGCTTTCTATAATAATTGTCAAAACCTTCATTAGATATATTAAGAAGATTTTTTACACCTTCATAATTTTTTGCATATACTAGTGTGTGGTTGTTTGCTGCATCTGTTTTATCCAAATGTTCACCTGCATCACCTATTACATCTGCAGTACCTCTTTTTAATTCAAGGAACTTTTCATTGTCTGAGTGATATAGGTCATTTGTATATAATTCGCAACCTACAATAGGATTTATTCCAGTCTCCACTGCATGGTTGTAGAATTTATAGAAGGACGACATATTACCATGTTCGGTTAATGATATACCGGGAGCACCAACCTCTTTTGCACGCGTCATTATATCTTCTATCTTCGTAACACCATCCCCTTGAGAATAAGTGGAATGTCCATGCAGTGGAATATAACTGGTGAATTTCTTACCTTGTTTGTATTTTAATTTGTAGTCGCACTTTACACACATATTTTATCTTTTTTATTATATACTATAATATAGGCAATTTTTCCGACATATAAAAGGATTTTTAGCAAAAGTTATTAACAAGATATGTTAAAGGTTTTTCGCCATCTTCCATAAATCTATGTAGCGATGTGATATGAACATATATTTTACCAAAATCGTTTTCAGGAAATTGCATTAGTAATGCACACATAATCATCATATATGTTTGATTATCATAAGAAAAATTCTTATCGAAATTTTGACTTCTTACAAATATATGTAAATCGATTTTATTGTTTCTAGATATTGCCTGTATTGTAGAAAGACATGCTGCAAGTGTATCGTCATTTTGGTATTTTTTATGAAGTACACATTGCCTAGATTCAATGCCTTTTTCAATACACAGGCTAACCATACCTTCAATAAGCTCGTCTCTTTCGGTTTCATCTGCCTCAAGTGCTGGAGGTATTGGTGTGTTCATATATTCAGTTACAACCTCAATATCATAGTTGAAATTATATATTTCTCTATACGTGGAAGAGTCTTGTTTTTCTAACAGACTCATTATTTTCTTTACTATTTCCTTCATAATGCTCAACTATTGATTTGTATGTTTTTTCTATACCTTCTTTATTGTTATATGCCGATACAGGTAATTGATAATGTTGGAATAATTTATAAAAATTCTTTGATATTCCATTGTGTCTTTCAAGATAATCACCTTCAGGTATTACGTTTATATGCTTTGATAAATCATCACAGCCTGTAACGTCTTCTATAAGATGTAAATATTCTGCAAACGGTATAGGTGCATCTTTACTTATAATAAAATCATAGCCCCAACCATTATCCATAAGAAGCAATTCTAAAAACATATCTGCAAAATATTCATATCTCATATAGTCTTTTTCAATACCAGGATTCAATAGCACATCAAGCTTTCCATCTTTGTTGAGAGGTGACAAAGTATATGGTATGTTATTCATATCACAATAAACTTTTTCTGTAATTTTTCTAATCATAGAAGAGTTATCAAATGGTGCGTCGCCATAAATAAACACAGGTTTTATTACCATACCTTTTTCAAAATCTATAGATTGTTTTGTAGCTAGTTCTCCAGAATATTTAGAAAGACCATAAAGCGTTTTAGGGTCTATTGAAGCAGTTTCGTCAAACACACCATTATCTTTCATATATTCATCAGGGTCAAACACAGCTGTTGTAGAAAAATAAATCATCTTACAACCTACTGCATTTGCTACATCAATTAAGTATTGTGTACTAATAATATTTGAGTTGACTGCCTCGTAAGAAAAGTCATCACATTTATCTGTATTTACATAGGCAGCCGTATGTATAATAATATCATCTTCTGTTAATCTATCTTGTACTTTATTTAGAGCTTTTCTATCTGTAACATCTACTTCCTTAGCCTTTACAAGTTTTCCATTCAGATAACTAAATTCATTTGTGTATTCTGCAATGTCTGAGTTATCCATAACCTCAAATCTATCTTGACCCGATTTTTCCAATGCATTTATTATTGAAGTGGCTAGCATACCACTTTCGCCTGTAATAAATAATTTTCTCATAATTCCCTTTGTATTTTATTTGCTGATTGTTTTATTGTATCTTTTGTAGTATCTACTCTAATTACTTCTATATCATATTGTTCTTCAGCTTCTTTAAGTACATCATAAAAAACTCGTCTATGTTCTTTCCAATCTTTGATGTCCAAATCTTTTTCATCGTGTTTTATAAATCTTTCTTTTACCAATTCATAAGAACAGTCTATAAAATAAAATTCTTCACCTCGAACAATTGCTTCTGCCCATGACATAAAAAATACTTTTTCATTTATTTTTCTGTTGTACAACCTTGAATATACTATTTGTGATAAAAAAGACCTAATATAAACCAATGTATTACCTTTTCCATTTTTAACAACTTGCCTTCTTATAGAATCTTTTCCTGTCTTATCCGGACCGTCAATATGTAATATTCTTACTAACGCCATTTTCCTTTACTCATTAGGTTCATCATTACTGTAATAAATTGTAGCTGTGTAGATTCTACTCTACCAAATATTAGTGTCTTTTCATATTTTAACTTGCCGTTTACTTGGTGCCTATCAAATTCACTGTCAGCAAGTCTAGATACATTAGATATATCTCTAAATTCTTCTGTCAATTCTATTGGAATACACACAACAACTTCATCACCTTCTTCGTCATTAAGATGGTAGCTCCATATATCATTGACTTTAGATTTTGTTTTTATTTTATCTTTTACAAGACCTTCCCAAAATGTTATTTCTTGCTTTGCAGCAGGGTTCTCATAAAAACAAAGTGTTAATTTTACTATATTTGTAAACGATATTTTAATTTCCTGTTGAGCCAAAGCCTCCCTCTCCTCTACTTGTTTCTGTTAATTCTTCTACCTCTACACAATTAAAGTTAGGTACAGGCATTATAATAAGCTGGCCTACCCTATCACCTTGTTTATATCTTCCACCAATAGGACCATTTAATTCCTTAAATCTAAGTTTTACTGGACCTCTATATCCAGAGTCAACAACGCCTACACAATTTGCAAGCACCAAATTTGTTTTAGATACAGAGCTTCTCGGAAATAAAAATCCGACATGGCCTTCAGGTATTTCCATAGCCAATCCTGTATCATATTCTACATAAGTTTCTGTTGTTTTCCAACCTACACATGTTAAATCCATACCTGCATCGCCTTGTTTAGCGTATGATGGTATTACTGCTTTATCGTGTAATTTCTTTATTCGTATCTGCATTGTAAACTATCTCCAATATATTTCCGTTAATTATTTGTATGCCTTCATTTAATTTTCTATTCAAAGTTTCGTGTGTATATAAACCTAGATTCTTTTTTAAGAAAACCTTGAATCCACTATCGTGTAATTTATTTGCATTACCAATATCATCATCTAAACAAAATGCAACTTGTTCAGGTTCAAAATTATTGATAATATATTTTTCTTTTTCTTCATCAAATACAATTGCATCATAGCAAATGTCGTTTTCCTTTAACCATCTTAAAGTGTCAGAATATATTCTAAAGTATTTTTTATATGGCCTTGCTGTAAGCAATACAACATTATAATTTTTACAAGTCTCTTGCATAAAAGTCCTTGCGCCATGTAATACATCAAGCTTGCCTTTTATACCACATGTTCTATATTCAGATTTTATTCTGTATTGTTCTTTTTTATCAACTTCAGATTTGAATTGAGCAAGAGATTTATATCCTGCCCATTTCAAAAATCCACCTGGCCAGTCTGCAAGAACACCATCGATATCTATAAAAGCTATTTTCTTATCTGAAGCTTTAATTTTGGTCATTACTTCTTCCTGATTAAATTTAGCTTCTACAACTTTTGATTTATCTACAAATTTTTCATATAAATCATTTACACCAAATCCATTAAGCTGTACAATTCCAAATAGATATTTTAATACGTCAACGCATTCTTCTAATACATTGTCATTTATATCTTCAGTATTTTTAGATGTATGCATTTTCCAATCAATCTCATCTAATACTTCATACACCTCTTTAGACAGCGCCAGAACGTACTCTTTGTTCCACTTTACTTTAAGCTCCTTGTTATTAAGGACTTCATTTACGGTTAAACCTTGTTTTTCGAAAAACTTTTCGGTAAACTGTTTTTGTATTTCAAATATTTCTTTTAATTTATCCATGACTTCACTTTATCTAAAACTTCATTTGCTTTTACTTGATGGTCCCATTCTGCAAATCTTCCTAGCATTTTGATTCCATCTATTGTTTCAAATCTTAAACTTTCTTTTATTTGTATTGGAAGATTTTCAAACTTCATAAGTATTTTATTGCCTTGAATATGAGTACCTTCTATAGGATTTACTGATTCATATACAATATAATCTCTAAAAAATGTTTGACGTGTCCAATCAGTGCCTATAGAATATACATAATCAAACCAAAGAGAAGGATGTTTTTTTGTCGACATCATAGAATCTAAATCTTCGTTATATTCTGTTTGGTAAAAACATTTAGGTGACGTTAATAGGTCATGAGGCATGTCTTTCATATTAGGACATAGTTTTTTTAGTAGGTTAATATTAAGCGTAGATATCAAGTTCCAATACTCCAACACATCTCCGTTTTCAAGATGCATTTTTCTTCCAAATACATCGATATTTTCTACGCTTGTTTCTATTAACTGACCTCTGTCTTTAATTATTTTTAGTAAACTTTCAAATAAAAATTTGTAGCTATCTTCTCCATAGTCTGCAATTTCTATATGCTTGATTTCTGTCATACCTTCTGACATAAAACTTGATTCAGATTTATTTTTGCCTCTAGTTTTCATTGCATAATTTGCTTTGAAGTTTTTAGAAGGAGTGTCAGTAACATTTCCGTCTTCATGAAAACCTATTATTGCAATCTCTTCCTTTAATTCTAAGTCAGGACATATAGATTTCACAAAATCTTTCATATTTTCTGTTGCTTGTAATAATCTTGGTCCTGGTATAAAAGGTAGATTTAATTGACCCAAAGGCTTTTTGTCTATTACCTTAAAATCATCAAAGTAATACGCTGCAATAAGACCTGCAGGTCCTGCACCTAAAATATAATTTTCTGCTTTCATTTTGTAACCTCTTTATTTAGTACTAATATAACAATTTTTTTTGACATATAAAAATTTATTTTAACCAATTTTTCATTTCTTTATCAGATGGCCATCTTATAGGTAAATTACATTTTTTACAAACCCATCTGATAACATAACCTTTTGTAAATTTTATTTCTTGCTCTTTATGTATACAACTATTTTGAATTTCTTTTATTTCCTTCTTCAGCTTTTGAATTTTTTCGTTTAGTTTGGATACGTCCATTGGAGCACTCCTTGTTATTTTTGTTTACCAAAAATTCTTTGTAGTATAACTCCTCTATCCAGTTATTGTATTTCACAAGAACCTCCTGCGCAAGCCAATTCACCTGATAAATTTGTGTTGTCTTCTATTTCAACAACATTTGATAAGTCAACTTCAGCAAGCGACTTCATCATTTCTTCATATTTTTCTTTAGTAATATCTTCGAATGGTGCTTGTGTATAAGTTCCGCCATCATAAGGTAGTACAGATAATCCATTATAGTAATTTCTATTTGTCCACATCCATTCACCTGCTAATTCCCATTCATCTTGCTTTAGTGATATTGTAGCAGATACATTATGAGTATTAGAACCTGCTCTATGGCCTGGAGCAACCCATTCAGCTGCAACTTTTTTAACTCTTTCCAATGTCTTAAAAGGAGATTCTGTTCTTAAAATAGAACCTTCAGGTGCCTTTTGAGGTACTTGAATTACAGCAGTATCATGTGGTCTAAAGTATTCGTCTTCAACTAAATCTGGATGGTTTGTTTTTAGGTAATTATATATTGACTCGTTTTTGCCAACTCGTATACGTCTAATATAATAATCATTATGCCACGCATGAATACCTGACGATGTACCTAAAACTAAACTTGTAGTACCTGCAGGTTTTACTGTAGTAGTTCTTGCAGACTTATTTATTCCTATAATTTTAGCAACTCGAGTATTTTCTCTTTTAACTAAACTAGCAGCTTTTTTCATATCATATCCAAGTACTATACCTGAACCTATACCTGTCATAGATACTCCTATTAAAGCATCTTTTTCTGTAGTTTCTTTCCATACATCTCTAAGATAATGGAAGTCTGTATATCCAGCTTGAAGTGTGCCGATAAATGATGCTGCTTTAACTCTTTCGTTCAAGTCATCTTGTGATTCTATATTTGAAACATTGATTTCACAAAGATTACAAAACTGATTTGGCCTTAGTGCTATTTCACAGCAAGGATTTGTTCCCCAATCTTTATCATTGTTTAGATATATACCAGGCTCACCTGCTCCAGACAACTCTACTCTTTTCCATAAATCCATAAAAAAGTCTTGTGTAATTTTATGTCGCATTAAACAAGCTGAATTGTTAGCACGTCCACGCTGTGGGTTTGTTTCCCACCAATTACCACTTTTACAACTAATCATCTCATCGTCGTCAGCATTAAACAAGCTAATTAGTGCCGCTCTTCTGATACCTCCTGCTAATACAGCATCAGCTATATGGCAAACAATATCATGAGCTTCTAACGTTGTCAGTCTATCACCAGTTTCTTTGGTGTCCAATATACCTTTAACCTTTAATATACATTCTTTTAGTGGCTGAGGTCCTGGTGCTTTACCACCTGACGTTACTAACATAGCACCTTTAGGTCTGACATCTGAATAATCAAATTCAATTCTACTTCCGCCACCGTTCATATAAGATTTCATAAGAACTTTAATTGCATCGGCCCATCCTTCGATAGAATCTCCAATTAAAAATCTACGCTTTCTTTTTGGATAAGGTTTTTGTATCATTGGTAATTTATTTACGTGATGTCTTTGTACAGAATAACCTACACCAGTACCACCTAACAATAAAAACATCGTTTCGCTAAAAGCATCGACTGAATCAATAGGAAGATAAGCGCAATTATAAATTCTATTTGGAGATATTTCAATTGGTTTACCACCGAATTGTAAACTACGCATTGAAGGTAGTACCTTTTTATCATATACTAATTTATATTTTTCTTCTATTTCGTCCTTTAACATAGGAAATTTCTTTTGGTGCATTTCCTTGTTTCTTGTCACTAACTCTTCCCAAGTCTCTCTTCTGTTTAATTCTGGTACGAACTTTGCGTACTTCATATAAACAGTTATTTCTGATAGTATTTGATTCGATATCTCCATTTTGCTCTTCCTTTATTTCGTTTTATTTTTGAAAAAAATTGCCAACCTGGGTTAGGCTGGCTACTAGTATAAATATCCTAGTCGTCTAATTCTTCAAATCTTTTCTTCATTTCTTTTCTTAAATATTCTTGATGATTTGCCATTTGACCTTTTAGCTCTGCACCTTTTACAGACTTCTCATCAAAAATTTCAAAGCTTCCATTATTTGTATTTATTTGACTAGGGAATGTTATACCGTCAGGACCAAACCTATTTTTAATAACATGTATTCTACCTGTTCCACCAACCTTGTCTTCAATTTTTCTACTTAAAGACATAACAAAATCTGCTGTCATTATTTTAGAATATGATTCGGCAATTTTATCTGCTTGGATTACATCTTCTTGCAGTGCAGACCTATTTGCTTGTGACGCTGTCCAAACAGGTACATCTAACTGTCCAGCTAAACCTCTTAATTCTTCATATATATTACCTAGCTCAAGTCTATAATCTTTATGTCCTCCTCCAGAACCTCGTAATAAATCTGCATAGTCAAGAATTATCATATCAGGTTCTTTACCTAGTATTCTATATCTTTCAACATGAGAAGCGATTGTAGATATCGCAGCTGTTTTTGTTGGGTAGTATTTAATGACAAGATTACCTGATATTTTTTCGACAGTTTCTTTTACTGTATCTATATTATATTTTAATTCTTGATTTGCAATACCTGTTATAACTGAATCATATCGCAATCCTACATAGGCTTCATTTAATTCCAGTGTATAATGTAAAACATTTTTTCCTTTTTTAATTACATTTGCACCTAAATTAACAAGCAAAAAAGACTTACCAATACCAGCTGGTGCTACAACAACACCTAACTCTCCTTTTCCTAAACCGCCATCCATAAGATTGTCAATAACATCCCAGCCTGTATTTTGTACATGCCGCGTTGCTTGATTGTATCTATCTTCTACAGACTCTACATATTCATGACCTACATTTCTTTCTGCTCCTGCTGTCATCGCTTTATCTATTTTAGTTTTTATTGCGTCATATTTACCTGCGCCTAAAAGTTCAACAGAATCCATAATAGCATTTTTCAATACTTTATTTTTACAAAAATCAAGAGTTTGCTCCATTACAAAATCTAAATCTGGAGCATCAAGATGTCTAAAGGCATCTTTAACATTTGACACAACACTCTTTTTTAATACATCATCTGTTATTTCAGATATCTTTACTTTTAATACTTCTGCTGTAGGTTGAGATTTATATTCTCTAAAATAATCTTTTATTGTAGATACCAAAAATTGGTTTGATTCATTTTCAAAATACGAATCTTCAAGAATATCGTTTATCTGCTGCAAAAATTCTTTATTCTTTAACAGACATGTTATAATTTTAATCTGAAAAGAATAACCGAACTCACTTAATCTATCACTCATTTGTTTTACCCGCCATTACATCTAAATGTGAGAAGCATTGTTTTAGCCAAAAATCTGGATTTTTAATTGCAGAATTTAATTTGTCTTCTAACATCATTTTTTGAAATTTATATTTAACCAATCTATTAACTGGTTTTTTAACTGTATCTATAATAAGTGATTTAACGCTTCCATTTATATCGACATTTGATAGTTGCATTAAATCATAATTTAAGCGAATCATATCCTCGCTATTTTTTATATTTGTAATTATTTTAGAATTATCATCTAAATTTTTTACATGGTCAATCAATTGGTCAATTGTAATTTTTTTATCCTCAAACAATATTGGTAATTTTTTTGCCAATGTCTTTACACCTACACCTTTTATGCCTGGTATATTATCTGACAAATCACCTTTCATTGTTCTATATAATAAAAAATTATGAGCAGGTATATCAAAATCTTCTTGCACTGTGTCTTTGAAATAATATTTCTTTTTTGTAGGTGACCAAACTTGAATTCGATTATCTACCAATTGTAAAAAATCTTTATCTGTTGACATTATATAAAATTGACTTTTAGGATATACTTGTTGAGAAATATAAGCCATTGCATCATCAGCTTCTATATTTTCTGGTGCAAGAACAGTAACCGGTAATTGGTCAAGATATTGTACAAGTCTACTTATTTGTTGACTCATAGATATACGTTCGTCTTCTTGATTATTGAAGGAGCTTAGACGGGTTAACCGCTTTCTAACTTTTCTGTTTGCCTTATACTCCGGGAAGAGTTTTCGCCTTTTACTAGAACCACCTTTTCCATCAAAACAAATAATTACCCTAGTTGGTTTGATGTTTTTAATTGCATAACCAATAGATTGCAGAAAACCCGTCATCCCTCCAATATGTATACCATCGTCATTAGTACTTGGATTGACAGCGAATGCTCTAATAAAAGTATTCAATCCATCAATCAATAAAATCCTGTCATTAGGATTTTGACTTAAAGTATCTTCCTCTTTAAGACTTTTTAGAATGTCTATATAATTTTGTTTCATATAATAATATAACAAATTTTTCGGACATAATAAAATAAAAAACGTACTAAGTGGGCTTTTTTTTATTTTATTGTTATAACCTTAGCTTTCGCTTTTTCTGATTTTGGAACCGTGATTTGTAATAAACCATTTCTCATTGTTGCATCCAGTTGAGTCAAATCATAATCTGGACTAACTTTCCATCCCATATCAAAACTCCTTCTTGCTATACCTCTATGCATAAATGTTGGAGCTTCTTCATCTGATGGATGTGATTCTATGTTTGGTTTCTTATAAGCAACCTTCAAAGTGTTGCCTTCGACAGATACCATAATGTCGTTTTTCTCTAGTCCGACACAAGCGATATCAAAGCAGAGTGTATCGTTTTTAGTAAATACATCTACCGGATAATCAGGTTTTGCTTCCATAAAAGAACCAAATCCTACGTTTGTATCGAAAAAGTTTTTGAATAATAAATCGGTCGAGAGGAGTCTCTCACCTAGTAATTGTCTTGTCATAATAAATCTCCTTAAATAATTTTAATGATTAGCGCCCACTTAGTACGTTAATCATATATAAATATCACGTTAGTAATAAAAAAAAGGCTCTTGGTTGGCTAAATAAATCGTTAATAGTAGTGAGGATTTTTAGCTCTTAACATCCTATACCACGTGAAGGTGGCCTTTGTCATAGGACTAGGAGTGCAGAGGTTTGCTACATTGCTTTCGATTGATGCCGGTCTTAATCTTACTAGCGTCCACAATTAACTTGCTTTCCTGTTTTATAATACTTTTATTACATCAGATTTTTTAACTTCTACAACTTCAAAATCAATTGAGTCATTTGCAAATTCTTCATTAACTTTTACTTCTGCATCAGTAACTGATACTGCACTTACAAGATACGCTTCTTTTTTCCACGTAACTTTTTTACCATTATCTGTTGCAACTTTTACTCTTGCTAAATAATACATATCCATAACCTTTTCTCCTTATTGTTTTATATATAACTTTCCATTTTTAATATACATTTTACCTACAGGTATTTCATTTAATTCTCTACCTTGCAAATCATATATTTTATTGTCGTTAAATTTTTCAATTACAAGTTCTTCTATATTTGTTGGTAACATGTTAAGTAATACCCATGAAAAACTATTTTGATTAAATACTAACCACTCTTCTACACTACATACTTCTACT